GTGAAAAGATCAATTATATTGAGGCAATTGTTCTTTTCTGCGAAGAAAATAATATTGAAGTAGATTCGATTACCAAACTCATTTCAAAACCTCTGAAGGAGAAATTGAAGCGTGATGCTATCGATCTGAACTTCATGAAAAAGACCACGAGAGCACGGTTGCCGCTCTAAATAAACCAGGCAGAGGAGAAAAATGTCTGACTTCTTTGAATCGGAATTTGTCCAAGAGGCAATCCAAGATATTAATGAACTTCAGGAAGAAATCTATACTGAAGTGTTTGCTTTCGACAAGTTGGATCGTGAAGATAAGGTCAAGCATCTTGACAAACTCGACACTCTGCTGGAGAAACAGAGGAATCTATACACTAGAATGACTCTCTCCGATGATCCTCGCGCAAAAGAAATGCGTGATAATGTCCGTAAGTCTGCTATAATGATGGGGTTCCCATCTGATGTGGACTGTGGGGTTCTCTTTGCAAACATGCAGAAAACCCTCGAAAATGTCAGGAAACAGATTTCTTGACATGGGCGCTGGGTCCGCCCTATAATAGACCCGTACAAACCAAATCCATTTCACAAGCCAAATCCAAATGTCGTTTTCTAATCTCAAGAAACAGTCCTCCCTCGGTTCCCTGACTGCCAAACTGGTCAAGGAAGTAGAAAAAACCAATAAGGGAGGTGGCGCGTCTGATGATCGTCTTTGGAAACCCGAAGTCGATAAAGCAGGTAACGGTTATGCAGTTATCCGTTTCCTTCCCGCTCCTGAAGGCGAAGATCTTCCGTGGGCAAAGATGTATTCCCATGCCTTCCAAGGTAACGGTGGTTGGTACATCGAGAATTCTTTGACCACTCTCGGTCAAAAAGATCCTGTTTCCGAACTCAATACGAGTCTCTGGAACAGCGGCAGTGATGCCGATAAAGAGACTGCTCGTAAGCAGAAGCGTAAACTCTCTTATTACGCTAACATCTATGTTGTGAAGGACCCCGCAAATCCTGACAACGAAGGTCGTGTGTTCCTCTACAAGTTTGGTAAGAAGATCTTCGACAAGATCATGTCTGCCATGCAACCTGAGTTTGAAGACGAAGATCCCATCAACCCCTTCGATTTCTGGGGTGGTGCAGACTTCAAGATCAAGATCAAGAAGGTTGCTGGATACTGGAACTATGATAGTTCCGAGTTCGCTCGTCCTGGTGCTCTCCTGGATGACGACGATGCTATGGAAGCAATCTGGAAGAAGCAATATTCTCTCGCTGAGATCGTTGATCCTTCCCAGTTCAAGTCCTACGAAGAACTGAAGAAGCGTCTCGATTATGTTCTTGGGATCACTGCTGCTCCTAAGGCACCCGATCCTGAAGTTCGTGATGAAGAAGACGATTATAGTTTTCAGTCTGTCCCCAAGGCAATGAAGGAAGAACTGAATTCTCTGTCATCCTCCAACTCTAATGATGAGGATGATGCTCTGAGTTACTTCCAGCGTCTTGCTGAAGAGTGAGTATAAATAGAGGGAGGGAAACCTCCCTTTTTCTTTTGTAGTCTCATTAATTACAGAAATGTCATTCCAAGGTACACCATTTGTTGTCACTTATGATGATGGTGACAACACCAACACTCAACAAATTGAGGTTGTTGCAGAATCTGCTGCTCTTGCAGAGCAAAGAGTAAGACATCTTTTCCCCTCCGCTCAAAACATTGTAGTCGCTGCTGCCTGATAAATGTCTCGCAATCAAGTCATTGTTTATAATGGAGATGATGGCTACTGTAATGTAGTCATTCCATCGACACAATGCATTCTCTCTGACGAGGATATCATTGCAAAGGATGTCCCCGTTGCTGAGTATGCGGTGATCGATCACACTGAATTGCCCACCAAGACATTTAGAAACGCATGGAAATACAACCACTCAAGTTCGACTGTGGATGTGGATCTTGCAAGTGCCAAAGAAATAACGACCAAACTTCTAGAGGATCGTTATCTGGCAACGGAGAAACAGAACGAGGAGATCACGAGAGTCGCCAACATGAGGGGACAAACTCCAGAACTTCTTGATAATCCCGCAGTTCCGTACTCTACTATTAACGCCAAGAAAAGCGTTAATGGTCTTCTCAGTCTTCTCTAAGTTAAATCGTTATAAGCAACTTTTCCAGTGCTAGGATTGTACTGGGAAGATTCCTGATATTGCAAGAACTCTCTAACTTCATTAAGGAACGATCCTAGGAACTCTTTCCTGAGTACCTTGATCGTTCTTTTTTTGTTATTTTTTCTAGTTTCAATCAACCAGTTGGATACACCTACAACAGGGTTCAGTGTTTGTCCAATGTTGTCTGGATCAGGGATTATGAATCCTGAATCTACAATTTGACCAGCAGGAAGAATAAGTCTTCCGTTGCTGTCCTTAACTTCTTTAGTTTCATAGTGCCTTACTGCGTTGAGAAACTCTCCGTACTTATCTACCGCATAATCATAAAGAAGTCTGGAACTGGTAGGCCATTCGTCTCTTACATTGATGATGTTGGCAGTTAAGAGAACTACCCAGTCATAGTAAGGACTACCATACAAAGTCTCTGCTACATTATCAGGTCTTTCACCTTCGTAGATATCATATTTTACAAAGTTAGTAGCATACAACAGTGCAGAATCTTTGATCTTCATCCTAAGGAAGAGATTCTTGACATCTACATACTGCTTTCTAGCCCCACCCGTTTGTGTTGGGTTGAGGTATTGAAAGTCTGGTAATAGTCTGAAGTAAGAGTTGCTAGCCATTAGTATCTCTCCGTATCAGTGAAGTCGTCTTGATAGATAGGTTCGAGTTCGGTGAAGGATAAGTTCAACCGATAGTGAACTGGACTTCCACTTTCATAAGTTGAGTACGCTCCAGAACCAGTGTAATCAACGCCAATGTCAGTCATGGCACAAATTTTAAATGAATTTAAAAATTCATTGTTACCACTACCTTTTCTATATCTCAACCTGAATACATACGGAGTTTTAAGGAAAGCACTATTCTCTCTGTTTGCAGACATGCTTTTTTTCAAAGTTTGAATTATATTTCTTACTACATCTGCTTCATCTTTGCTCCTAGGAACTAAGTCCCAGTTAAAACCGAAAGGTCTCAGAGATACACCATTGAAAAGCAGTTCAACATTCTGGTTAACGATTTGTCCAGACTGTCTTCCAAGAACATCGTTTAAGCTGATATTTGATCCCGCTAAACCGTTAATGATTCCAATCTGAGATCTTGCCCTGATATAATTCCTAAGTAAATCATATCCCGATCCAGACCCTGCTAAACCTTGAACTTCAGCTTCTACGCTACCTTTAAGATCAGTTTTCTTTCCAGATACGGCATCTAAAGCATCTCCAGCAAGTTTAAGTCCCGCACCTGCAAGAGCACTTATTCTACTTTCTCCCCATCCAGTTCTATTAACAGAAGCGATACTATCTGGCATCGGCAAGAATATAGTATATTTGGCTTTACCAGATTTTGTTTTTTTATTTGCTCCACGAGAATCAGAAAAGGAAGGAACTCCTCCTGGTTTGTACTCCATTACTTCGATGGACATATAATCAGTCGTCACATCGATAATATCTAATGGATATCGTAGGATTTCCGCTGCCATTCCTTTTTATTTCCTATTTATGTGGATATTCTAAATTTGGCATATCCTAATGACCTAGCATCTTCAAGTTCATTGGCTTTTACTACATGTAGTTTGCCAATAACTTCTTCCCAGGTGTAATTTCTTTGTTTACCCCAGTGGAAACTAAATCCAACAAACCCCCACCTTTGTATTTCTATGCAGGCAATCAAAGGAAATTCGTCATATTCAATATTAGGTGTTTTTGCTCTGTAAATAAATGTGTAGAAATTTCCTGGTTCTGGAACTAAAACTTCTTCAGTCAATACTTCTAGAACTTGGACCATGATGTCATCCGAACTTTCTAGTCCAGTGAATCCGTCCACAACAGGTTGTAATCTACTCATACACCTAAGTGATCTTCCGTTAAGACCTTGAATTGTAGTAAACGATCTTTACAGTATTCTGATGCTGCTTTCCACTTTGCTTGATTTTTAGCATACTCAGTCACCTCTCTAATATAAGTCTTAGTATGCTTCTTCTGCTTCTGTGGTTCAATACACTGTTTTTTGGGTTTGATTTCAATAATGTACTTTTGAATTTTTCCAGTGTTTTCGCGTACCTTAATATAGAAGTCTGGAAAATATCTATGTATTCTCCCATCTAAAGGAGAACGATATGGTATCACAATTTCTTCACTTCCCCACTCTAAAATATTCTCATTCTTATCGCAATAGACCATGAACTTTCGTTCCCACAAACTACGATAAATAATGTTGAGATGGTCTCCTCGATATTTTTGAATATTACTTGGGCGAAATTTACCAGAATACGCCATCATAATAAGTCAACCTAAGGTATTTAGTGTGAGTTACCCTAGAAATAGATCTACCAGCGATGTTTTGGGGTTGTTTACTAAGGTAGCAACAACCAATCATTTTGAATTGGAAATTTCTGCTATCCCAGAAACTCTCAGAAAGTACATCCAAAAAGAGGATTCGAGAGTATCGAGTTACTTCATCCAGAGAGAGTTGGGATTGCTTTGTAAGGGTGCTGATATTCCTGGTGCAACTTTTGCTACTGCTCAAGTCAGTGGTAACTACATGGGTATCCAGCAAAAGTATGCTCACACAAGAATTTACACAGAAAGTTCTTTCAACTTCATTGTAGATAACGATTATAAGGTTATTAAATTCTTTGAACTCTGGCAACAATACATTGCCAGTGCGGGTGAAGTTAGTTTGGATAAAAGAGCATACTATACAAGAATGCAATATCCAAATAACTATAAAATGCCTGTCATGAGACTTACCAAATTTGATAGGGATCACTATAGATCGGTAACCTATAGTTTCATCAATGCCTTCCCAATCAATATTACGCCAACTGCAATTTCTTACGATAGTAATAGAGTTCTTGAAATCAATGTAGCATTTAACTATGATAGATATGTTCTTGGTGAAGTGAAGAGTCTTAAAGAAACTGATAAATCTAAAGAGCAACAGTCTGGATCTGAAGAGTATTCTGCTGCACCTGCTAAACCAGAAGAAGCATCTGCACCACCTCAAACGACTAATGAGACTTACATCAGAAGAGGATTCGATATAAGAGCGTCAGGTCCTCCGTCTGAAACAAGAGGGACTGTCTTTAGAACCCCATAAATAATCATACTGAAAATCCTATAGGATATCATGCCTTTACCTAAGATTGCGACTCCGACATTTGAGTTGGTTATTCCTTCTACTGGAAAAAAAATTAAGTATCGCCCGTTCCTTGTTAAGGAAGAGAAAATCCTTGTAATGGCGATGGAAAGTGAGGGACTTGATCAGATTGCCAGTGCAATTAAAGAAGTTCTTTCTGCTTGTATTTTGACTCGTGGAGTAAATATCGATAAACTCTCTACTTTTGATATTGAGTATCTGTTCCTCAATGTCCGTGGTAAATCTGTTGGAGAATCTATTGATGTTATCGTAACTTGCCAGGATGATGGTGAGACTAAGGTTCCTTTGACAATCTATATTGATGAGATTAAGGTTGTTGATGATCCTAACCATACTCGTGATATCAAGGTCGATGAAACTTTGACTTTGAGAATGGCATACCCGTCTCTAACACAATTCATCTCAGAAAACTTTGGCGAAGCAACTAGCATTGATACTTCTTTTGATGTTATCGCTAATTGCGTTGAAATGATCTATTCTGAGGAAGAAACTTGGAACGCGAAGGATCACACTAAAAAAGAATGGATTCAATTTATTGAACAGCTAAATTCTTCTCAGTTTAAACAAATTGAGAGATTCTTCTCTACAATGCCCAGACTTTCTTATACTGCTAAGTTTGAGAATCCCAATACTGGTGTTGAGAACGAAATCGTCTTGGAGGGACTGGCAAGTTTTTTCAGCTAGCGATGTTGCATTCAGACATTGTATCTTATTATAAGATTAACTTTGCCTTGATGCAGCATCATAAATACTCCTTGAGTGACATTGAGAACATGTATCCCTTTGAACGGGATATTTACCTTGCTTTGTTAGAATCCTATATTGAAGAGCAGAATCTAAAGGCACAGCAAGCTAACGGTATCTGATGGCTATTGATCCCAAAAAGTTACTTCCGCCAGGTAGACCAGATACTCCCGAAGGTAATGTTGATCGGGAGGGAGATTATAGCGGATATGTAACTGAGAAGCAGTATAATTCTCTCAACAAAAATATCCTTGCCATTGGAAGAAATCTAAGTGCTATCGCTGACCTTTTGGTTAAGCGAGGGAATCAAGATGCGGTAGAAGATAATCAAGAGATTGATAAGAAAAGAAAAGAGATTGATAAAACTGCGAAGGGAGCAGAAGAAAACTTCGTCGAAAGTTCAATCAAACAGGCTCTAATTAAACCTGTAAAAGCATTAGGTAATAAGATCCGTGGACCTTTTGATGGGTTCATGAAAGCCCTTGAATCATTGTTCATGGGTTGGTTGGGACTGAAGGGAATAGATGCACTAGAAGCATGGCAGAATGGAGATACTGAAGCACTAGAGCAGATTAAAAATGATCTGATTAAAGGATTAGCAGTCGCAGCAGGTGTTGGTCTTGCGTTAAATGGTGGAATTGGTTTAGTTACTGGTGCTATTAGCGGTCTTGTAACTAGTTTATTATTCAAACTTCCAGCATTGATTGGTTTAATGGCAAATCCATGGGTATGGTTAGGTGCTGCTGCTGTTTATGGAGGAATTAAACTCCTTGAGATTATCAAGGGTATGGGATTGAGTGGAATGGGTCGCGGTGGTTACGAGTCATATACTCAAATGGTCATTGACATGATCGCTGAAAGAGGAAAGCAAGCAACTAAAGAAGAACTGCAAAGAAGAAAAGAAAAATTACTCAGAGAACATCCGTGGTTGAAATGGGTTCCTGGAGCAAAAGAATTCACCCCTCAAGGATCACTTCTTCTTGAAATTGAACAGAACATCAAGCAGATTGATGATGGAATATTTGATAGATACGATCCTGGTAAACTTAAGCAATCTGATAAACCAATTATTAACGACATAAGTGCGGCTGTTGGTGTCTTGTCTTCATATCAGACTCAACTTAAAGATATAGAAGAAGAGATGTCAAAAATCATTGGCACCAGAGAGTACGCTAAGTTGAGTCCGCAAGAAAAAGCACGGTATGATGAACTTAAATCCCAGAGTGATTCTTTATATAACAAAATGATAAACTCAATGAAGTTTGTTAAATCCTTAACACTTAAAATGAGTTCTGAAGGAAGAGATTTTGTTGAAGCACTACTTGGCAAATTTGGTGATCCAAAAATGTTTGATAATTTAATTGATCAACCATTTAGGATACCTGGATTGGCTCCCTTCGAAGTGCGAGTTGGGGATCCAAGCCCAGGCAGACTGAAAGGTAAAGATTTAGATAAACTTAAGGAAGAATTAGATACATCCATCGACAAACCTAAACCTCAGGAAGTATCCTCTGCTTCCCCTGTAGCTGCATCAGAAACGATTGTGCAAGCAATGGAAGAAACAAAGGGAATAAACAAGACAGTAAAGACCCAAATAGCATCATCTGTTGCTCAACCAACAGAACCTGATTTTTCTTTTGCTTTTGTGCCATATTCTTCTGAGGGAAGACCAGCAGGTGAACCTGTAGCAGCTGCAGCAATGGGTACTGGATATCCCACTAATTTCGTGACACAAAATCCATATAATATTACAAATATTACCTTCTCTATTACTACTTTTGAGACGGCATGAAACTAATTCCATCAAATGAAGCACTTAATATTGTTGAATATGGACTGCTTTCTTTGAGGCAGACGACTCAAGGTATTCGTAAATCTTTGGGTCAAGACATTCGAAAGGATAAGGTTAGAGAAGCACAAAAAAATAGATTGAATGTTCAGCAATTTGATGCTGTACAGAAAAAAGATGCTGAAAAGATAGTCGAAGCAAAGCAGTCTAATAATTTTATTAAGGGTGGAGTTAATAATATTATGAGGGGTGCGAAGAGCATCTTTCAGGGACTTTTGAGTGCTGCTGGATGGATTCTTCTTGATTATCTGGTTCAAAAACTTCCAGAAATTATTATTATTGTCAATAAAGTAACAAGAATTGTTCAGAAATTATGGAACGCTGTACAGCAAACTTGGACTAATATTCAGTCAGTATTCAAAGAGATTAAAGATGTATTCAGGCAGTTTGCTGAGAACATTAAAAGTTGGGATTTCCTAGATAGTGAGGGAAAACTCAGAAAAGAGTTTGATGAGTTCACTGGATCTGCGACTAAACTTAACACGGATCTAGGGAATAGTTTCGACGACATTAGTAAAGAACTAACAAATCTTGGCAATATGAGTCAAGATGAATATCGTCAGGCGAGAGAACAACTAGGTCTAGACACGAAGCCAACGACTCCTATGATTCCAGTAACTCCGCCTGTTACGCCGCCGCCGATAGAGCGTCCAGCAGAACAAAAACCTAAACCTCAGATACCTGCAACTCCCCCAAAACCAGTAATCGTTACTCCTTCGGGACCATGGCGTCAACCTCCTAAAAAATATGATCCAAAAGCTCCTTTGATTTCGCAAACAGGAGCAAGACCACCTGGATTTGCAATTGGAGATCCTGCTAGAGATTATCTTCCTAGTAGAGGTAAACAGCACTCTGGAAGAGATATTCCTGCGGCATATAATTCAGCACTTGTAGTTCCTTCTGATTCTATAATTACAGATGAAGGAATTGAAAAAAATTATGGAAATTATATAGCATTCATAGATGCTAATGGACTCGAACATTTTTATGCACATATGAATGAGAGATCTCCGTATAAAAAAGGTGATAAAGTGTCTGCTGGTACAGTTATTGGTAGAGTTGGGTCTACTGGAAGATCGGATGGTCCGCATCTTCACTGGGAACTTGGAAAAAAAGAAAACATAACTGGATATCCAAGAAAAGGTGTAATTGATCCTCTTGATTTTGGATTTGCTCCCACATCTCCTTTCAGTGGAAAAGTTGTTGGTCCCGTTAAGAGAGTTGTAGTTGATCCCAAAATTTCTGCTAATTATCTGGGTCCATCTATTCTTGGCGATCCAAAGAATATACCATCGCTTGAGATTGCGAAAATGCCAAAAGTTATTCCATTTGATGTTGCTATGTTGTCTCTAAATACCAAAGATGTGCTTCCATATGGTGAGCAAACACTTTCTGTTGTTGCTGCCAATGCAGTACCAGAATTAGATGATTCTGAACTTAATTCGGTCAAAATAGCTCTTTTGAATCTAAAAGCAATTAACAGGCAATAATGGCAGAAGTAACAGGCGCTTCAAAATACGAACTTTTTGATATCTACTCCAAGGATGGAAGCACCAAACTTTCCTTGCTGGGTTATATTATCAATTTTCAATATTTTGAAGATCTCCATTCTCCGTGTGTAAGTGCAGTTCTGGATATTGCGAACACGGGTAATATCAAAGATGGAAAAGGATTTTACAACGGACTTCCGATTAGAAAGGGTGAGAGAGTTCACTTTAAGATTAAAACTCCGTTAGATGATGCTCTTGATAAGGAAGCAACTCTTGAATATGTTCTGTATGTGAATGATGTAAAGGACATCGTTATGGATAAACAATTTGAGTCCTTTAGACTTTCATTGGTATCTAGAGAACAACTCACAAACGATCAAGTCAGAGTCGCTAGGAAATATACAGGAATGACAATCAATAAGGTTGTCGATCAAATGATCAGGATTTTAGATCCCCTTGCAATTAATGAGATTGAAGAGTGTGAATCTCCGTGTACTGTTTATGGTAACATGCGGAAACCTTTTAGGATTGTTACTCAACTTTGCAAAAAAGGTGTTCCCGTAGGTGCAAAGAGTAAGTCTGCTGGATTCTTCTTTTGGCAGACAAGAGAGGGATTTAACTTTAGATCTATCCATGGATTAATCAAGAGTGCTGTAGATAACAAAAAGACAATACAGAAGAAAAAATATGTCTATAGTCAACTCATGGATTCTTCTATTGAAGATCCATTGATTAATGCATACAAGATTTTAGACATCAAAGCAAATTCAACTGGAGACCTGTCTGATTCTTTAGGTAAGGGTGAGGATTCTATCTACAGAATCTATTTCAATCCATTTACTTTTGAGTTTACTCAACCAAATACATCTGTTTTTAAAAATACAAAAGAAACTAGACTTGGAAAGGCAGAAAAGGCACCATTGGTTGCTGATCCAGAAAACATTCCTAACACAATGTTTGCTTCTAGGATTACCTTTGGTATTCTAGATGCAGGAACTGCTACTGCTGGAGTCTCAACTGCTCTTAACTGGGATCCTTTGAATAGTGAGGCACAGGCATTATCGGACTATAGTAGGTTCTTCTCTCAGGATTATACTCTCCTTATTCCATGCAATACTGGGTTACTTGCTGGAGAACCCATCTATATTGAAATTCCAGATAATACTTCCGAAGAACCTGATATTGACACTGAGCAGAGTGGTCTATATATTATAAAGGAAATCACTCACATTTTTGGACCTACTACATCATACACGGGATTGAGAGTGGTGAGAGATTCTCTTGGAATTACAGGACAGAAGTAAATGGAAAACATCGACGCTCACATTGAGCAAGACAAAAAGATCCTCGAAGATCCCACAACATCTCCTCAACAAAGGAGACATGTAGAAGGAGAATTGCATGATTTAGAGGCATATAAGGAAAATCATCCTGGCGAAAGTCACGATCCCACTCCTCTAGAACTTTATTGTGATGCTAACCCTAATGCTCTTGAGTGTAGAGTTTACGACGACTGATGGCAGGAATCGAATCTTTAATAGGTAACAGTCATTTTGCTGGAAAAGATGGATTCCAGTGGTTCTGTGGACAAGTGCCCAGCAACGCATCCCAAGCTGAACAAGTATCAGAAGGAAAAGGTGTTGGGAATAGATGTAAGGTAAGAATCGCTGGACACCATCCTTTCAATGTCGGGGATCTTCCCGATGAAGAATTGCCGTGGGCAAATTTATTGTTACCAGTAACTGCTGGATCTGGAGGAGCACAATATGCTCATTCTTCCGTTATTCAGCAGGGTGATATTGTATTCGGTTTCTTTCTTGATGGTGATGCCCAACAAGTTCCTTTAATCACTGGAGTGTTTCCCAGAACTCAGTTAGTTAATAGAAAAGGAGAACCTGCAGCATTTAATCCTGGTACTTCTTATTCTGATGTAACTCCTAGACCGATTAATGGATTTATAAGCGAGAGTTGTGAGCAGAACAAAACTTGTCAACCTACTGCTGGCACAACAGGCAAAACATGTGATACAGCAGGATGTGGTGAAAGTGTACAAACTGCTGATACATGTAAGAAAAATCCTATCAGCAGGATGACGACTGAGATTGAGAAGTTTCTCAATAGAGTTCAAAAGTTTGCTCTCGCTGGACAAAACTTAGAAAATGAAATCAGAGCAACGGCAGATATCCTTAAAACTTCTGCGAATCAGTTTGTAGGAACTCTGATTGAGAAGTTATTTGATAAGATTGAAAAGGAAGGACAGAAAGGTTTAGATAAGTTATATAAGGCAGCATATGCCGCAGTATTTGCATCGACGGGATCTCCAGTTGCTGCACATAAGGCAGGAGTAGCAGTTCAAGCATCAATGCTCCTCCCGACATATACAGTACAAGAAGCAATCGGATGTATCGCTAATGCTGTAGTTGAAGGTCTGTTTGGAATCATCGAAGGACTCCTGAGAGATTTGGTTAATACTGGAAAGAACTTCGCTGGTTGCTTAGGTGCTCAGTTTGTTGGTGCATTCATGAATAAGATCATCGACCAATTAGTCGATGCAATAAGTGGACCTCTGCAAGGAATCTCTAAAATTCTTGACCCTGTACTCAATATCACTGACTTCCTGTTGAGTGCTGCTGATAATATCAATAGCATTGCTTCTTTCCTTGATTGCAATCAGTCTAATAGTGGCAAGTGTCCTCAAGACAAAGAGTATACTGTAGGTGGAAATAGCAAAGAGAAGGGTGAAGATCCGTTTGAGTATGTCATGAATGCCATGAACTTCTCTAGAGGCGCTGCAAACCTCGCCAATGACTTCGAAAAAGAATATGGTAGCTGGGACATCTTTGGCGACGGAAGTCTCCTTAGCGGGTCTTCCTCGGTCATTCCTGGCGGTTGTTATGCTGGTCCCCCTGAGAATTGCACTGGACCTTATGTTGAGATTTTTGGTGGTGGTGGAGCAGGTGCTGCTGCTAAAGTAATCATGGGTTACTTCCTCGATGCTGCTGATTCTGGTAGTGGAACTACTCTTGGAGATATCGTCGGTGGTGTAGAGAGAACTGGTAGCATCATCGGTGTTGAAATGACAGACTTTGGATCTGGATATAGATATCCTCCCATGGTTAATTTCCGAGATAAGTGTGGTCTTGGTTATGGTGCATCTGCAAAGGCAATTCTTGGTGGAGAAAATGGCGATCAAGTAGTTGCAATCGTGATGACAACAACAGGGGAAAACTATCCTATTGTTGAAAACGAAAATGCAGATAATAGTGGAGTAACTCAAGTTGTTGTAGTAAGTCCTGGATCTGGGTATAAACAAACTGATAGAGTTGTTATCCCTGGTGTTTCTCCGTCTGGAGATGTATTCACTCCTGCTCCAGAAGGAGTTACTCTCGTTGGTGCTGGTATCGGAACAAGTCCAATCTTTGACATCAGAGTTGATGATAATGGAGGAATCACTGAGGTTAAGGTTCTAAATATCTTGAGATTCGACGAGACTTTACCAGATCTCAGAGTCGAAAGTGATACTGGATTTGGTGCCATTCTCAAACCTGTCTTTGGCATCCTACCTACAGATCGTCAAGTTGGAATTGTCTCTTCTATCGACTGCGTATAATGGCAAGTAAACCAAAAAATTATAAAAGAAGAGTCATTGACTCTAGAGGTGCTCACTTCAGAATTGATAGTGGCAACCCAACGGAGGGTCTTGCTGGTGCCGAAGTTTATAAGGTCTTTGCCGAAAGTGATGACGGTGACTGTTTTATCATTGCACACACTCAAGGTGGACTATCAAGGATTGCAGCAGATAAGACACTAGAAGTTCGTGCTGGTGATAAGAACCAACCTAATGTTGCTGACATTAGAATTAGTGTTGCTAATGGTGACATTGTTATCAATGCTGATCGTGGTAGAGTTAGAGTCCAAGCTAAGAACATCATGCTCAATGCAGAGCAAGATATTGACATAAGTGCTGGACGCAATGTTAATATTACTGGTGGTGCTAGAATTCAACTCAAAGCAAATACTGTAGGTATTGAGGGTAAGAGAGGAAACGGTGTTCCTAACACTTTTGGTATGAAAATGTTTGCAGGTTCTTATGTTCCTGGTGACTTAGTTGAAGCAGCGTTAGGTCCATTTAGTTCTCCGTCTATTCTTGGTCTTGCAGCAGGTGTTGTCGGTGCTGTTGCTGGCGATGCCGCTGGTAATGTTGCAAACAGTGTTATTTCTGCTACTGGTCTTGGAGGGACAAAATGACTTTAAACGCAACAACAATTAAACTTAGAGATGGTAGAACTGGAAATGGATTCGGTCTGCCATGTTCTTTCAGCGAAAGTGCTGACCTTCAAGATGGTGCGACTATTATTGGTAAGGTAGAGCAGGAAGGTAATACTGAAATTACTGGAAATGTTGAACTAAAGAGAAACAGAAAAACTCAAATCGGAGGTCAATTAAAAGCAGAAGGTGAGATCAGAACAGATAATGAACTTCATGTTTTACAGAAAGGAACTTTTTATACTGATGTAAAGGTTGTTGGTAGTTTAGATGGATTTGATGCCACATTCTTCAGTGATGTGACTTCATCTGGTACTTTCTATGGAAACTTTCAAGGAACGATCAACACTCAAGCATGGAAGAGTTTTGATATCAAACATCCGAACAAAGAAGGATGGAGATTAAGACATGTTTGTGTTGAGGGTCCTGAGGCAGCAATTTATATCAGAGGAAAATTAGAGACAGATAATACTATTAAGTTACCTGATTATTGGAAAGGATTGGTTGATTATGATTCTATTACTGTTGATTTAACTCCATTCGGTAAACCTGATCCTACACTATATGTTGAGAGTATCAGTGAGGATGAAATCATTGTTGCCTCTGATGGAGAAATTAAAACATTTTATACTGTCACTGCTGCTCGTTCGGGTGAAATGGTGGTAGAATACGAGGGTGAGACACTGGACGATTACCCAGGTGACCCCACCAACTTTACATTCCAGCCCTGACCTGCTAGAATAAGTACAACAAAGATTCTTGAATCATGGCACAAGAAGTTATTGACTACGATGACATCAAGTATCGGTCAGGTCCAGATCCAAAATATGGTGATTTTAGTTGTGAACAATGGCGCTGGATTATAGAAGAGTATGCCCGCATGAATTGCGATGAAGGGTCAGAAGGTTTCGTTCGTAACGGATATGTGGAGCTTCTCATTGAAGATCTCCATCGTCGGATTGAAAATCAATCAGATTTGTTTGCGGAAATCATTAGTGACTTTGGAAAGGATCAGTTGAAAGAAATGCTCGATCATATGCCTACTACTCGTCGGGAAATGGATGAGTGGTATCCTGAAATTTCCATGGAACTTAGGGAAAGTGGTAAGTTCTGGGATCATTATAGAAAGAGTCGGTTCAGTAAGTGACCCCACCAACTTTACATACCATCCCTGACCTGCTACAATGTAAGAGTTGACAGGTCTCTTACATGGATGAGTACATTGAAGGCGTCGTTGTTGATGTCTGTACACGCACGATTCTATGCGTGTCTAACCTAGGTAACGAAAAAGTCGCAGAGTGTGACAACTACAAAGAGTTTCTTGGTATGCTTGAATTTATCAAGGCAACTCTTTCCGAAGAAGAAATTATTTACGCAGAAGTTGCATTGACCAAATGATGAAGATCTTCCTCGACACAGCAGACACTAAAGTAATCCAGAAACATTATCTGACTGGTCTTATTGATGGTGTGACGACTAATCCCTCTTTGATTATGAAGAGTGGTAGGGATCCTGAAAAAGTGTATGAAGAACTCGTTTCCATGGGTATCAAAGATATCAGCATGGAAGTCGTAGGTGATGAACAGTCCATGGTTGCCGAAGGAATTCGTCTTGCTAATAAGTTTGGCGATGCTGCAACTATCAAACTCCCTTGCACTGAAGAAGGTTTGATTGTTTGTGATCATCTCTCAAAGAATCTTGGAGTTCGCACTAATGTAACCCTTGTCTTCTGTGCTGCTCAAGCAGTTCTTGCTGCTAAGGCAGGTGCTACTTATGTGTCACCGTTTGTTGGTCGTCTTGATGACCAATCTATTGCTGGTCTTGAGGTAGTTCGTTCTATCTCTGAACTCTATCGTATCCATGGAGTAAAGACTCAGGTTCTTGCTGCCTCTATTCGTAATGTGCAGCGGGCAATTCGTTCCTGGTATAATGGTGCTGAAATCTGTACCATGCCTCCCAAAGTCTTTGAAGATATGTACAAACATGTGCTCACTGAAAAGGGTATAGATATATTCAATAAAGACTGGGAATCAGTGACCAATGGAAACACCAAAAATTTATAGTGTGGAAGAGTTCCAAGAGAATTGGGACGAGATGATCTCTAGAGTAGAGAATGGAGAGCACATTGGTGTCACCAATGGAAGAAATACAGCAGTCATGATTCCTGCTGATGATGAACTTGTGAGATTGTATACCGAGCATGATGAAGGTCCTTGATAATTTTCTTAGGCAAGAAGATTACGATAAACTGATAGATGTTTTTAATAATGCTCATTGGATGTACAATTCTATGATTGTGCATGAAGGAGAAGAAGATCCAAACAATTATCAGTTTGTTTTCCCTGCTTGGAGAGATGGTTGGACCTGGAATCGTGATATTGTAGATATTTTTTCACGATACCTTGATCCAGTCGCATGGGTTAGAATCAAAGCAAACTTTTCTCCGAGAAGAGAAAAACTTCAAGAGAATTCATTGCATGTTGATACTAATCATGGAGACTGGACTGGGATATACTATGTGAATAGCAACAATGGTTATTCACACTTCTATAATGGTAAAAAGGTAGAGAGTGTCGCTAATCGTATGGTAATCTTTCCTAGAGAAACTATGCACAGCGGCACTACTTCTACTGATGATCATAGAATCGTATTGAACTTTAATTGGTTTGGGACCTTGGTGGAATAGGTAGACACATCAGACTTAAAATCTGAAGACCGTAGCGGTCGTGAGGGTTCGATTCCCTCAGGTCCTATAATATCTAAATAGCACTGAAGTTATATTGTCATCAATGAAAAGAGCGTTGTTGCTTTTTGGAATGTTACTGATGGCGGCACCTGCACATGCCGATCTTACTCATAAAATCTCTTCAAGTGTACAACTGACTGTTGATGCTTCTGCTTCTCAGGCAACTCGTCTAGGTTCTACCTATTCGGTAAGTGGTTCTAATGTATCTGCTACTCTTGGGGGTCTTACTGCTCCTGCTTCGGCAACTGATGCGGCGACCATGAACTCTGGTACTTACACTCAGACAACTGATGGAAGTGCATTTTCGTTTAGCGAGACATTCAACGGCGGAGACGCAATCCCAACAGGAACGACCGTTTCTAGCGGTGTGGTTGGATCCTTACCCGCATTTGGAAGCGTCACGACAACTGCTGGTGGGGTGGCTGGTTCTCTCGCTGGTACTATCGATTCTGCTGGCACGATGTCGCTGACTGCTGGTGGCGCTGGTACTAGTGCTACAGGTCAGTTCGTAACTGAAATTACTATCAAATGATGGATATAGATACTAATGAAGAATATCATCGGTGCCCTAAGTGTGGGTTTGTTCTGTGCATTTGTCCCGTCGATTTCACGGGCAGTGCCTGTAGTACCAAATTTTACACAGGGCTCGATGACTTCCCATACAGAAACAACGAGTACAGTAACAGAGACCATAAATTCGATAGACTATAACACAGGGTATCAATACTCTGTAACTGGGAGTGGAATTACAGCATCAGGAAACTTATCACCTGGAACTGGAGCAAATAATGTAACAATCGAAGGAGTGACTTCATCATGGACTGGATTAACAAGCAAACCATCATTCACTCAGACAACACCAGGAGCAGCGTTTCAGTTCACGGAAACCTATCAGGGTCCTGGTTTAAGCAATCAAACAATAATTCAAAGAACCACGGAAATCAAAAGCGTAACCGACACAACCTCTATCTTTACGCAATAATTCTGAGTGGATTATTCCCGACCCAAAGTTTGGCAGAGACTGTTGGTGGCGTTAGCGCCACTGCTGCCCCTGTTGCTAATTCTTCTGGCTCAGTCACTAACCAAGCTATCCAAGTCCTCCAAGGTCCATATATCACCAACACCTATGGTGGTGGAATCCAGTGTCAAGGACCAACGCTGAATATCACTCCATTTGTTACTGGTTCTGGTTCTATGCAGAAACCATATGAACCGTACTATATGGATCCTGTATATGACATGAGAGACTTGGATGATGATGGATCTCTGGATAACCCTGGCAACATTCTTTACCGTGTACCCACCAGAACAGGGCAGAAGGATAATTATAATCTTTCATTAGGTGTCAGTGCTACTTGGTCTATCCCACAAGATAAGAAACTACAAGACCAGTGTAAGGAAGCAGCGGCAGCAAACATCGCGTTGATGCAACAACAGGCTGCAAATAAGAGATTAGACTTTGAGATCGCCAGACTGAAGAATTGTGGTGAGCTCAAGAAGCAAGGCATTTATTTCCACCCCAAGTCTCCATATTATAAAGTGTGTGCGGATGTGGTTGTTACTAACCCTGGTGGTGTCATTCCCCCACATGTTCATTCTATCCCTTCGGTTTCAAAGTCTGCCGCAACACCCGAATCGCGTGTGAGCGTTCGCGCTGAAGATCTCGGCGGTCCCTTACAGACAAGACCTCAGGTGTCTTCCCCCTGATAGCAGCAATCTTCTTCATTACTTTCTTAACCGTTGGTTTGACAACCTTTAGTAGGATGTCTGCCAGCGGTTTTGCCATAAGTGCTGATGCTGTAGCCACTACAGCAATACCACCAGTGGTTACAACAGATCCAGGACTAGGAAGACCAGCAATAATCTGTTGAGGTAAAGGCACAGGTTCTGTTATCTGAATACACTCATTACCTATGAGTTTATAATCAGTAACTTTCTTTCTAAACCCTTCTACGAATGTACCAACAGGTTCCTTCGCTTCTTGTGCTGCTGTAGGACAATCTACCTTCGCAGTAGCAGGAGGAATTTTAGGTGTCGCTGGTAACTTGGGAGCTATGGGAGTTTTAGGTTGCCTTGTATCTACCTTTGGTTTCCCAGTAGGTATAAGTTGATTAGGAGAATACTCAATGGGATTAAATGATGGCACACTTCCATCACAAAATGTTACCGTTCCTTTAGGATCATCAGTTTGAAGCGTTTTTGATCCATTATTCGCTTCATGTGCTTCAACACAACCAGGAATGTTTACAATCGGTGTGCCAATTTGCACAGTTACTGGTGCAGCAACTGGAAGTGCTTGTGGAGGAGACATTAAGTAGTCAGGAATTGTCGGTACATCTAAACTCCTGATTTGTATGTCACGAATTTCTGGCATTAGTCATCTTCGAACAAGTTTGCGATAGCAGTCAGTGCGGAGTGAAATGCAATATAGAGAAAGAATTTTTCATTAGCATCATCTTTCTTTCTTCTTCGAACAGATTGTGCCATGCTGAAATCACAATAGTTTGAGCTATTTATTGATGACTAAATAAGAGGAGCACAACTATCTCAGTCTGAAGAGAGATGCCACTTAATAAACTAGAGAATTTCATTAAGAATACTGAGGGTAAAATTCTTTATGTTAACCCTAATGACCTTGATGCTACAGACAGTATCACGAACCAGGGTAACTCGCTAACAAAACCCTTCAAGACTATTCAGCGAGCACTATTAGAATCTGCTCGATTCTCATATCAGACTGGATTTGACAACGATATTACCGATAAAACAACTATTCTGTTGTTCCCTGGTGATCACTTTATTGATAATAGACCTGGATTTGCCATTAAGAAGGATCCTGCCGATCCTAGTAGAGCAGTTGGCGTATCTCCCATCGGTGCAGAAACACTAGGCACAACTGAATTTGCTCTGTCATTGACTAGCGAATTCGATCTAACTGTAGAAAACAATATTCTTTATAGATTTAACTCTGTCAACGGTGGTTGTATTGTACCTAGAGGTACATCTATCGTTGGTCTTGACCTCAGAAAAACAAAGATTCGTCCTCTGTATGTACCCAACCCTACAGATGATGATGTACCCGACTCTGCTGTCTTTAGAATCACAGGTAACTGCTACTTCTGGCAATTCTCTCTCTTCGATGGCAAGGGAGATCGTTTAGTATATACTGATCACCAACAGTTCAACGACGATAATAGATCTTATCCCACATTCTCTCACCATAAACTGACATGCTTTGAGTATGCAGATGGTATCAATGAGGTCAAGGGGTATGATTATACTGACCTCAGCATGTATTACTACAAGCTGACTTATGCTTTCCAAGAAGCATCTGGTCGTGCTATTACATACGAATGGCCCGATAATCAGGGTGACTTTGAGAAAGTTCGTCCTGAATTTGAAATCGTTGGTGCTCTCGGTACTGACCCATTTGAGATTGCTAGCATTATCTCTGGTGATGGTTTAAGTCCTACAGCTCAAGTAACTGTAAGAACACAATTAGAGCATGGACTGAGTGCTGGAACTCCTATTAAGATCAGTGGAGTTAATGTATCTCAGTATAATATTTCTACCGTTGTTCAATCTATTGTAGATGCAACGACATTTACATATAGTCTACCCACATTCCCCAACAACTTACCTGCAACTCCGTCTAACATCACGAGTGCTTTAGTTACTATTGAGTCCGATACTGTAACTGGTGCATCTCCTTACATCTTTAACATCTCTCTGCGTTCTGTATATGGCATGGCAGGTATGCATGCCGATGGTAGCAAGGCAGCAGGTTTCCGTTCGATGGTTGTTGCCCAGTTCACGGGTATTTCGCTGCAAAAAGACGACCGTGCATTCGTTAAGTACAATCCAATCTCTAGATTGTACGAAGGTATTACATATCCTCTTACTCGTGGTGCTGAACTATCTGCACAGTCTTCCTCTACAGATGCTGCCACAGTTTATCACTTAGACTCTGGTGCTATCTATCGTCAGGGATGGGAACAATCGCACATTAGAATGTCCAATAATGCGGTCATTCAGGTTGTGTCCGTGTTTGCTATTGGTTTCAATGGTCACTTCTTGGGTGAGAGTGGTGCTGACGCATCTATCACCAACTCTAACTCCAACTTCGGGCAGTTTGCTCTCCTTGCTGATGGATTTAGACCTGAAGCATTCCCAAGAGACGACCAAGGATATATTACTCACATTGCATCACCTCAATTCGTATCAACTGCTGATAACAAGATTGACACTGTAAGTTTCTATCAGTTAGATGTAAGTAAGACTAAGAATGTTGGTCTTTCCAGTCACCTTTACATCTTTGGATTTGATAGAGAGGACGATCCTCCGTTGAGTTTGTCTCAGGGATTTAGAATTGGATCTAAAAATGATGAGCAACTGTATGTTTCGATTGGCGGAACTGCATATACCGCTCCTGTCCGTATGACAGAAAATGTTATTGCTGGTGTAGCAACAGCATCTATTGGATCTAAAACAGGAACAAAGCAGAGCAGATTGACTGTTCCTAATACTAACTTTGAAATGACAATGGATTCCATTGGATTAGTCACTGGAGAAAAGATTAGAATCTTTAGTGATGATGGTGACTTGCCAGAAAATCTTGCGTTTGATAGAGTTTACTATGCCATTGTGGTATCTGCTACTCAACTTAAAGTTGCAACTACATTCTCTAATGCTATCAACAATATTCCCATCGAAATCTATGGTGGAACAAATCTAAGAGTTGAAAGTAGAGTATCTGATAAGTCTGCTGGTCAAATTGGTCACCCAATTCAGTGGGATACTAATCAGAATCAGTGGTTCTTGCATGTTGACACCACCAACCAGATTTACCCTCAAGTTCAAAGCAATGCCAACTTAAGTGATGGTGCTGGTACAGAGATTTCTTACATCCACAGATATGAGGATAACAGAAGTATTGAAGATAAACTGTATAAGTTTAGATATGTCATTCCTAAAGAAGCAGGAAACTCTAGAGATCCTGTTAATGGATTTATCATCCAAAACTCTGGTCTGACTGGATTTGCTAAGACTGCTGATCCTACCTCTACCACGATTACTCTTGATGATAATAACTTTAGAAGAAATCATCAGTTTATTGCTGCTGCAAGTGAGTCTGGTGGAACTGTAACTGTTAGAACAGAACTTCCCCACATGGTAGAAGTTGGTGACATTATCTATGTTGAGAATATTCAAGACTCTAACAATACTGGCGGTCTTCCCAATAAAGGATATAATGGATACTTTACCGTTAATGGTATCATTGATGGATATCGATTCACATATCCTAATACTGACAATGATGGCGTAGAGAGAAATACTGGAACATATATTGATACATCAAACACTAGGAATCTCTTCCTTCCTAGATTCTCCATCAATAACAATAATAAAAACTTCTCAGTATATCGTTCAACTGTAATTGAACCTTATATTAGAGATCAGAATGATGGTGTTTATCTGTTAGAAGTCCTTGCTGCCGACTATGCACCTCCTCAGGAATTTACTCCTAAGAAGTATGAACAGAATGTTACCTATTTCTATCCCCAGCAAGATAGAGATAACATTGTAGTCAACCCTCCTGCCGCTAGATCATTCGCTAAGCGTGCTCCTCTTGGCAAAGTTGAAGTCAACGATCTCAAAAAGTCTCTCACGAGAGAGGCAATGGATAAGTTTGTCACTACATTCAATGTTGGTTATGCAGTATCTAGTGTAACTGCTATATCTGCTGGCGTTGCAACTATTACATTTACAAACCAACATGACTTAAATGGTCTGGTTACTCATGAAAATCTTGTCAGTGGTGTTGGTTATGCTGAAACCACAGCATATAATGTAAGACTGCTTGATGGTGGTAACTGGAATGGTGCCACCGCAACAGTAACAGTTGGAGTTGGATCCACTACTATTACAAACATTGAGGTATTTGCTCCTGGTTCTGGTTTTGTTGGTGGAGAATCTTTGAGCATTGAAGGATTCAGTGGTTCCTCCATTGGTGTTCCTACTGCTGGCATTTCTTCTGCTGTCGGTGATGTTCTTTCTGTTACTGGTATTGGCACAACTACAGATGGTCTTTATAGAATTACATCTGTTCCGACCAAGAACAGTGTTGCAATCGCTGTGACAACTGGAGATCCTAAAGTAATTTCTGGTCAGTATGCATATAGAGTTGCTCCTTCTGTTGCCATTGCTTCTACTCATTTCGATATTACAACTGGCATCACGACAATTACAACATCGCGTCCACATGCACTCAGAAGAGGATCTAGTTTTAGAGTCGTTGATACTAACAGCAATAAGGTTGGTGACTTTATTGTCGATACTGTTGCTGGTATCAATACATTTACAACAACCACAGTAAATGATATTAACTATGCTGCTGGTCACAAACTATATCAAAATGTATTCTCTGGTCAAGCACAACCAGTTCCTTTGATTGAGAATATTGGATCTAGATTTAGTAATCTGTACGCTGGTGAAGTAGCAACTACTAAAGACGACTTAGACAGCACCACTACAACAGTTAGAGTACAAGTTCCCAACTCTGGTATTGGAACTGCTCTGAGATTCAAACTCGGTGACTACATTGAGGTTGATAATGAAATCATGAGAGTTGCTCAGCAAGGTCTGATTGGTGGCGGTAGTGATGCTCTTAATGTTATCCGTGGTGTTCTTGGTACTCTTCCCTCTACACATACTGCTGGAACTCTAGTTAGAAAGGTCAATGCTCTTGCCATTGAACTTCGTCGTCCCTCTATTCTCCGTGCTTCTGGTCATACATTTGAATATCTTGGTTACGGTCCTGGTAACTACTCCACTGGTCTTCCTCAGGTACAGAATAGAACTCTGACTGATGATGAAGAATATCTGTCTCAGGCACAAGAAAGATCTGCTGGTTCTATTGTCTACACTGGTCTGAATAACGAAGGTGACTTCTACATCGGCAACAAGCGTATTTCTTCTGCTAGTGGTCAAGAATCCTCCTTTGGTATTCCTATTCCCACTGTAACTGGCGAGACTGCATCTAACAACTCTGTCGTATTTGATGAAGTTATTGTTAGACAGAGAGTTATTATTGAGGGTGGACCTCAGCAAAATATTCTGTCTCAGTTTGATGGACCCGTCACATTCTCCAATGATGTCAACTTCACTGATGATTTAATCACCAGTGGCACTGTTGATCTTGGTGGTAGTATTGATATCACTGGTACATTCCCCAATGGTGCTAAACTTAACAATGTAGTTGTTGGTCTTGGAACTCAACAGACCATGATTACGACTCCTCCTGGTGCTGGTGATCTTGTTCTTAATGCTGCATCTGGATTT